ACGATTGGCAATGGCAATCCGCCCTTTGATGACGAGTAGATTCATCGCGTGAATCCACTCATCTCCAGACTTATATTCCAGTTTGTACATGTTTCGGTACACTTTTGTCACAATCTCTGCTGCATTCTTATCAAGAATTGCTTGACCTTCAACTTCTCTCATCTCTGATGCAACTTCCTTCCGAATGGTTCCACCGTCGTTGACAAACTTCTGTAGATCTTCAAGGTTGTTAAATTGCCAAGCATCATGCTCATGTGTAGATGGTGATCGACAAGGACCTCCATGGCGAGCTAGATCGCAAATTTCCGCTTTCTTCGTTACCCTACCGCGAGACTTGTTATTATCATATAGTTCTCCTACAGAAATTGACTCACCTTGGAAATGAATCAACCAAGTAGGATCACAAACATAACAATATCCTTTCAGATTTCCATGTCCACCCTCACATGCATTATCGCACACTTTACAGAATCCACTAGCAACGCCATGTTTGCAAGGACCGCTCCAGAAGAATTCTGCTTTACGTCGTCTTCCTGCCACTGTTTTATCTGAATCATATCCTTCATGAGTGACAGACTTACCTTGAAGTCTATCATACCACGTTGGATCACAAATATAACAGTAACCATTTAGATTACCATGCCCTCCGAGACATGCTCTATCACACGTTACACAGAAACCGGATTCGATTCCATGTTCAGTGCAAGGACCTGAGAAGAACCACTCTGCGCGTCGTGAACGACGTGCTTGAGTTTTATCTGTTTCATAAGCCTCACTCTTCTGTGTGATAGCGCCTCTACGAGGAGTCACAAAGTAATTCCAAATCTTCTTAGAGAGATAGTACATGATACCAATTCCTGCAGCTGTAGCAAGCGCTACAAAGGTGTTGAAATTTGCCCAGGAAACAATAGTTTCCTTGATTTCAAACAACATCTTACCAATGAATGATCGATTAATCTGAGTTTCAATCCGATCCTCATACGGATTTGCTGTACAGTTGCAGAAGGTAAACCTTCCGCAGAATTTCTTGTCGAAGACTGCATTGAAAATACGTATTTTTTGATCATCAGTAACGCCTTGAAGAAAAGCATTATAGATTGCATCAGCGTACGCAGAATCAAAGTCAGGTGATTCTGTATGAACACAAGTCGAATGATAGAAACTATCATCTTCATTGCTAATATGCAGATCACCCAAGTCAACGAATTGCGCTTTACTCACGTCTATCTTACTAAGGACTTTATGT